TGTCTATATCCCTTATGTGCTCTATGTAATCCCTCTATATATTCCCTATAACAAGTGAAGCCTCTGTTATGGGTTATCCCTTTATTCTTTTTTCTTATTGTGGCTACATAATCAAATGATTATTTGGGTTTCTACTTATAGGGTTTGTACTCATGTATATCCATACAGTACTGTGTTTATGGATAGTGCTGTTTGTTTATCCAGTATTTTAGGCAAAGGCTCAAGAAGGCCGTTTTTAGCCCATTAGAGCGAATTTAGCCTTTATCCATACTTACCCCTGAAAAAAAGTTATTCACACCAGTAGTGATACTTGTCCACATTTTTACTCTTATATAAGACCAAAGCCTGTGTATAACTGGTACTCCTTGGGGTATGGTCATTAGGGTTTACCCTTAAGGGTTAAAAGTTTGTAAACATAGGGTTTGTACCTAGTGTTTTTCTTTTTTTGTTTGGTAATATATCTTTACTGGCCTAGCAGTTCCTAGGAGTTCAACAGGCGTAAACATCATGCATTGTGGAAAAACTTATTGGTCAATTCAGATTGACACACGGACTCTTCAAGAGAAAACACCAAAAGAGGAATACACACCTCTCCGCAAAAAACTACAGTTAGACCTAAAAACTGCACTCAATAACAAAACCGCTTATGCAACAGAAAAGGCGGCAATCCAAGCACTTGGCAAATTGTCAGACGATTTGCAAGGCGTTTCCTACATTGCGGAAACAACACCAATTCACGGCATCTTCTAAAATAGGGTAAGCCATAGGGTTTGTCCCTATGGTTTTTTTGTTTTTCCTTGGTAATATAACTATGCATTCAACGTGAATGCGTCAACTCAATAGGCTTCAATATGACAAAATCAGAATCTAAAGAAATCGCCAAGTGCATCACTTACAGTGAAGCGGGTCTTGGCAAGGACTACTTGGCGCGTGCCTTGTCGTCCCTCATTCGCTCCGCTAGATCTAGCAAAACTCAAAAAGAAATCATGGATATCGCCATCGCTCATGGCGTTACTTCAAACCCTGAATTCATTGCTTAAGGGGATAACATGAAATATACAAAAGCTGTCGATGTGTGGGCATTGTCCCAAGAACAACGCAAACAACTACAGATTGGTCAGTGGGTCTTGGCGGGTTCGTCTAAGGGTCAGTGGCTTGGTCAAACTGCTAGGTCAGACGTTGCCGCTTGGCATCACGAAGGAATCAAGGGATGGAAGTCTAAGGTTTCTACTTTACGTGCCTATGCTAAAAACTGGAGTTAAACATGAAAAGCAATGCTTGGAAAAAAGATCAATTGGTTGTTTTGTTCAATGACTATGACAACACATGGAGGGCTGTGACCATCCCTTGCACCTTTATGCAGTGTGTTCGCTTTGCAAGGGCTAAAGGTTGGTCTGATAGTAAGAGCGTTCGCATAGTGTCATTGGGTGAGTTTGCCGCCCTTCCACAACGTGAGGTGACAGAATGAAAACAGTATTCTTTGAAGCTTTATTTGGCATCATTCTTTTCTGTGGTGCTTTGTGCCTCATGCTTGCATATTTTGATGTATTGATTCCCTAATTCTTTTTTTCAACTTAATAGGCTTAATTATGAAAACAACAGTTTCACTTTATGATTTTCGAAGAGAGTTTGAACAATGTCGCCCTAATAATTTCAGTTATGAGGGTTTAGCTATTCTTTTCGAATATATCGAAGGCTATGAGGATTCAATGGGCGAAGAGATTGAACTTGATATTATTTCTATTTGTTGCGATTTTACTGAAGATTCTTTTCAGAATATTGCCGATCAATATGGGATTGAATTAGATTCTGAAGAAGATGAAGATTATCAAAAACAACAAGTGATTGACCATTTAGAAAATCAAGGGGTTTTGATTGGCGATTCAGATAATGGCATTATTTACCAGAACTATTAATCATGAAAACATTTACTTATCTTTTTGAGTTTTACGAAAACACTGCCGATGAATGGCATGCTGAATATGAAGATTTTGACGCACCAACATTAGGCGAAGCGATGACTCAATTTTCTAAACACTACCCATTCGGGCGAATCATTAATCATTATGTGCAAGTTAACGGGGAAGGTAAACCAACGTGAACAAAGAACAGATACAAATCCTTGCTGAGAATGCCTTGCATGAGGCCTGTCGTCACATTCAAGATGAATTGAGCATCACTGACGGGTTGAATGCCTCAATCTTCTTTTGCGGCAATCGTGAACATGCTATTCATGCCATTTTTCACCAATATATCGAAGATGAATTAATGATTAAAACTTTAAAGGCTTAATAAAATGACTAAAGCAAAGACAATAAAAAAACACCCAAAGCTTGTTAATGAGTGGATGGTTTACGAAGGCTTGAATGATATCAATTCAGTTTTTGGAGCATTAACCACTTTTGAAGCATATTTAAAAAGCCCCGAATTTAATACCTACCATGCACAAATGGCGCTTGATTGTTTGCGCTCTACTTTATGCACTGGGACCATGGCAATTGAGAATTGGTGCGAATTAGAAGAAGAGGTGAAACCATGAAAATCCCCAAAATCTATAATGTGCCTTATTTTCAATTTGGTTATGTTCGCACTCAAAAAGATATGTATGGCACGATGTACCCATTTCAATCTCACTGGTGGGTGCAATATCTCGGCAATGGTGCAAGCGCAAGGTTTGACACTAAAGCCGAATGCTTGGCATGGATTAAAGAATGGGATGAAATTGGAGAAGTATTATGAAAATCGGTTCAATTGTGGCTTATGAATCAAACCCCGCAAAACTTGGGGAGGTTATGGAATCGTTTGTTTTTCCCGCAACGGGTGAGCTTGGATTAAAAATTAAACCATTCGACAACTCATGGCCTTTTTATCTTCACGCCTCCGAGGTTTGGTTGTTAGCCGATAGCCTCTGAGCATTTCCACAAAATCCCGCCATCAAAAGCGGGTTTTTTTGAAAGTGTTTGCGAAGTGAGTGCTTACATCATGCGGATTGATTTAAAGCCCCTAGAATCGTTTTTTGTGGGTTGTGGCATAGTAGCTATGCACTAAGCAAAAAAGCCGCTTATATCGCGTTTTGTGGCGTTCTAGGTGCATTTTTAAATGGTGTCTCATGCGCTGTTTTTGGATTTTGCGAAGTGAGTACTGACTAACGTAATTTTGCGAAGTGAGTGCTCACTACCAAAAAACTAAGGGTAAACCCTAAAAATGCGGGTTTTTGAGAAAAGTGCCATTTGGTTTTTGGAAACCCGTTTTAACCAATTTTTGAAAGTTCAAAGTTTTTGAAAGTTTTGACTTTTTCAAAATTCGGAATTTTCCTGACGGGCTGACAAAAGTCTTTTAATTGTTGTATTCAGGGCATCAAGCTCGTCCATTTTCTTTATTGCCCACATCCTTTTCTGTCCATGCCATCCAAGTATGGAGTTGGTGTGGCAATCCTGACAAAGAGCTATACAGGTGTACTGAAGACCTTGCTTGAAATGATGTGCCTCGGAGGGTCCTGACTTGTCGCAAACTGAACATGGGAGGGATTTCACCAGAGCTAGGTGTAGTCGCTCCTTGCTGTTCAGCTTGTTATTCATTGGGTTGCCCTGACTTCCATTCTGGCTGAGTACTGGTTGGTTCTCCAAACTTCCACCCTTGCTTGGGCAGCAGTCATCAACCAACGATACTTCTCTTCTTTTTCCACTGCGGCTCTGATGCCCTCAAGCACTTCAATGTAGTCAGCATGGGCATAGGCAAAGACTTCCTGTTTACCCAGTACTTCCGTCCCTGCCTGGCTCATCAGGTGAGCCTTCTTTGACTTGCGGAACTCCTCCAGATACAGGCGGTCCGCTTTCGCTTTTGCGTACAAGGGTGCTGTATCGATCAAATACTGAATTGCTTTGTCGGGGTTTATCTGGCTCTCCATGAATTAATCTCCAATGTTTTTCTGCTAAACGTCTGATGCCTTCTGACAGAGATCCATTCCCCGCCAAGGTCAATGCTTGCTCATGGATAGGAGCTACCCTTGCTCGGATAGTCCTACCCTGTTCGCTGATCTTCTTTCGACCCGCGCCCTGTCTGGAGCCGCCACGTTGTTTCATGGCTTGAATTATATGCTACAAAATCAATGTATTGCTTGTATTACAAATCTGATGGTTTCGCCATCGTCTTCTTGAAAGACAACCTCAAAATCAGCTTTGTAGATGTTCCTGAAGTCGGACATTGGGGTTTTGCCTACTTGTTTTTTATACTCATTCTGGGATAAAAAGACTAATTGCTCCAGTTGCATGATCCTTGTATGGCTTGGATCACCATAAGCCCAGACTGAGTTTCTTGATGGACAAGTCGCAAAGAAGTATCCATTAGGTTTGAGAAGTCTCCAGAACTCTGAGAACTGAGCAAAGAATAGTTTGTAGTCACCTTGTTGACCAAGATGCTCTAAGACTTCATAAGCATGGATCTCGTCAAACTCTTTGTCTGGGAATGGCAACGGAAGCTTCATTAGATCCCACACAACATCAGGTTTGTGGTCTGCGTTGTAGTCCAAGGTGGTCAGATTAGACCAATCTTTAGTGCCATCAGAAGCCAATCTTTTTGTGTGATTTGATCCGCAACCGATTAAAAGTTCTTTTTTCATGTGATTTCAACTACCTTTTCGCCATTTGACTTGATGTAATTCTTTGTTTTCTGGATGTATTTCTCAAATTCTGATCTTGAAATACTTGACTGTTGGAGATCTGCGTACTCAATTAAGTCCCTGATGGCTTTGATTCCTTGACCATCCAACCCCATCCTCATGGTATCTTGGTAACGCATGGCGGCTTTGTGTAGGCTTTCCTGTGCCTTTTCGCAGATGGGTAGCACCTCTGGACCCACCCCATTCTTTCCCATCATCTCTGCTAGGTTTAAAACATCTACAAGTGTTCGCCAATCAGTGACAGTGCCTGATCCTTTGGTCATTGAATCTAGTGCGGAATACTCAAGCATCCTGAGTTTGTCCAGTTTGTCCCTGTGGGTTATCGTTGCACCCACTATGGCGTGAGCAATTGGGTCTATCAGATTCCAGACCTTTCGCCTCGTTCTCTTTCTCATTGGTTTTGACCTTGCTCATTTCTTCATATCCCTAATAAATCTGGAAAAAGAATGCGCTGTATCGCCAAATGCAATTTTTAAAGCGTCAAATTCTTTAGCCACTTCCTCAAGCACTTGATTACGTTGAGAGGGGGAAACGTAAACATCAAAGCAATAAGGTTGTCCTGTCTTCATGGCGTTCTCATGCTCTATACGGCTAAACTCATCGTCTTCTTCGGTATGAATCATATTTTCACCTGTAAAGATATTGGGATGTAAATACAAGCTTTGTCTTTGGAGTTCTTGACAGACACACCAAAGGGCTTGTTCCTTTTACAGTTCAAGCACTTAGCATCGGGTTGTTTTGGTTGGCAACCAAGAATCATGGTTGGATGTCTGAAGTTTGTTTGTAAGTAAGCTTGTGATGTTGGAAGCGCATTGCGGCCTCCATCTCTAACTCTTGGAATTGTTCTTCAGACAATAGACCGAGAACACTGCGTCCCTCGTACAAAACTTCCTTGATATTCTCATTGAAGGTTCCGTCTTCGTCAGATTCATATTCGTAGACAATAGTAACTATCTCGCTTCCCGCACCAGTTGTTGTGTCAAATTCGTATTCGCCCATGATTTACTCCTGTTAAAAATTAAATCTTACCTAATTATTTGCGTAATACCATAGGGACTTACCCTAGGTCTTCCTTAACCATAATTTCTACCGCAGGTGTCTCTGCGTAGACTTTTGTCAAGTGAATGTTTACAACTTGCTTGTCATCCAGATAAACAATCTCGTTCATAGCATCTAAAAAGCATTTCAAAACATTATCTGCATCGGGCTTCTTAGTTGGCTTGAGTATTCCTTCTTGGGCATCTTTGCGCTTTTGCTTTGAGAACGAGGTGGGTATTCCAACCCTGATGTAGATTGCCACTGTTACAGGAGTCTCAAGCGGCTCAGAGCTACCCATTGCCGCTTTAGCCATCATCCTGATCTCATCCTCATAGGTTTTTGTTTTGAGAGGAGTGTAGGTAGACACAAAGTTCCCACGCTTTGCAAATCTAGGCCTACCTTTGCCAACTGGCTCCCCATAAACTGTGTACATAACCATAAATGTCATTCAAGCATCCCATCTTTAATTCTGTTCATGTATTCGCGTATACGATCTCTAGCACCAGTGCCATATATGCGCTCTGCCCTCTCAAGTCTCGCCCTGATGAGGTCACGATTCTTTCCCCACTCCCAATTGCGATAGAGTTCCCTAGCCTCTGCTTGCTCTAGGATCACCCTGTCTCCTTCATTGGATATTGTTTTTCTGCTGTATACCATTGGTATATACCCTACTCATCCAAGTCACCAGTTAGGATTAACGCTTTGGTAATTAGGTGTAAAGGGTATGGAACACCCTCTTTCACCTTGTCTAACAGTCTCATAGCTTCAAAGTAGTTCATTTTGACCTACATATTCATGGCAATAACAAATTCTATTTGCGTGTTTTTCCATCAATTCTTTTGAATAAAAAGTATTAGGTTTGTTTTTTATAGAACGGGCATATTGTCTTGATCTATCTTCCATGTTATGAGTTGTTGGCCTCCAATTTTTAGACGCATTTCTATATTCTCCCAATCGAATATGACCTGTTTTGGAAAAATAACGCAAACCATTTTGGATGTGTATTGCGCCAATAGCATCACTTAGCCTAACTCCTAGACCTAAACCTTGGTAATCAGGCAATATCACTGTTCTATGCCCTTTCCATGAGTTTGTTAATGTTCCGCATGGAAGAGTGATAACTGCGGCAAATCCAACAATCGTTCCTCCCCATATTGCGAACCAACATCGTGAACTTTTATTGATGTTTCCTGAGAGATAGTGATGGTGGCAAAACATTTTCCAAGTTTGGATTGAACAAGGTAATACTTCCAATTCAATTTCTGGCCGAACTGACCCCCTTCCGACAGTAAGTCGGTTTGTAGTTGTGTCAAAAACCCAATCTGGTTGCAACCATTCAATGATGTCGTAATGGCATGACGCAAAAACTATGTTTTTTAAGTCTTTTTTGTCAACATATCGTCTTATGGCATAAGCGCATGACTTTGCAACATTTCTGTCAACAACAGATGTGAATTCATCAATTACTGAGTTGGTGTTTAAACGTCTTGCCAAATCTGCTCGAAATTTCTCGCCTGTTGACAGAACGTGATATGGCCTTAACCAAGATGGAATTGAGTTAAAACCAACACCGCCCAACTTTTCTTGCGCTTCTGTTGCATCAATAAAATGTGAACAAATAGCTTTGCTTTCATCCCAAAATAATTCTTGTTCTTTTCCAAAACTTTGAAGCAAGGATGACTTTCCACTTCCACTTGCGCCAACAATCAAACCAATACCATATTCTTTTGGTAATTCTGGCAAAAAAGGAATCTCAAAACTTGTTGTTCCATTAAATTGATAATCAAATGCTTTACTAATTTCATCAGTAATATCATCTTGCTCAACCTTGATTGATTTTCTGTATGTCATGCTTTTCTCCTTAACTCAGCCATCTTGACCAAAACATCTAGCGGGATAGGTACGGCCTTCTTGTCATCAGCCTTAATCTTCTCTAAAGCCGCATCAGGCTCATTTGATGGTGGAACTGTGAGCCTCCCAACATCGTAGGGATTTGCTTTAATGGCTTTTGTGTTTCTGACCCAGTTACGCCATGTGGCATCCCAATCAAGCTTCACACCTTTTTGACCTGGTTGTGCAACCCAATAATCTTTGAACTGTTCAGCAACCTGACGAACATCAATATCAGGTCTTTCCTGTGAAGCCCATTCACCCATTGATTTATTGAGAAACCAATCTTGGGCGAGGCGAGAGCCGCGCTTGTTCTTATCTTTTGTGTTATGTGTTATGGGTAATGTGTTATGTGTAGCATTGCTATCGGATTGCGTTGGCAATGCGTTCGCATCCTTCTTACCCCATCTAGCCTTGGCAGAGGCACTAGCCTTCTCTGATTTGATGCCAACCTTGAGTAATTCTTGGATGACTCTAAGATTAATCCACCCATCTTCTCTCAATTCAAAGTATTCGTTTAATACGATGCCAATGCTTTCGCTATGCGTTCGCATACGAATCTGTCTGGCAATCTCATCTAAATCTACTGGAAGTGGTTTTTCATGCAAGTAACACCAATCAAGCATTCTGCGAAAAGCAAGATCCTCAATCTCGGAAAGGTGCATGGTGTGACTGTTGTAGTCACCAATATTAAACTGGTAATAGTGCATAGCTGTCTCATGTTCCAATTCTCCCTAAAAGAAACTGCGGCAGGAGGGGAGACTTCTCTTTTCGGTGGGATAATTACTCCCCACCTAGCCGTGTTTCAAAAATTGTATCAGATAAACTGATTGTTGGTAATCTCTTGTGCGCTTGGACTATAAAGTCTACGAGCGTGAGCGTTCATTATCTTGTACTCTGTGGGCGTAAATATACCCTTGGCATTGCGAATGTCAAAGGGATTTAGCAAGCAACGATCCTCATCTTGCACTTCTTTGACCTTGGTTTCAACCAAATGTTCTGCCAGTGTGTACTTGGCAATCCATTTTGAGCCTAGTTTGACTTGCTCTGTTGTCAGATCACCCTTGTATCTCAGCTTCTTACAATATGCTAAAACAGAAGCTCTGGTAAATCCTGTCAGAAACTCTAACTGTTTTGAGGTAAGTGGCCCATTTTGTAAGGCACTAATGATTGTCGCTTGGGTCATTTGTATAGGTTCTCTAGGTTGATAGGCCGATTGGTGTGGTTTTCCATGGTTTTGGCAAGTAAGGCCAGTACTGCCGCAGAAAAGTCCTCTGGCTCGGTTGTATAAGCGCAAGCCATTGTTTGAGCGTACCCAAGCAATGTTTCGGCACAAGTTTGTTCGAGTTGGTTGATGTTCATGCGGCAAATATAGTAGTTTTATTTGTTCTGTCTATTAGGGTTTGTCCTAGTATTTTTATTGAAAAAAGTAGTTTACAGTCTGTACACCTTAACAAAATAGGAGAAGGTTAATGAATATTCAGGTACTCCGTCATGTGCGTCAATTGTTCAAAGGTTACGATGCTGACGAAAAAACAAAACGTGCATATCAGCTTAAATGGGTAAAATCAGTAAGGCACTTAGGTAGCAATCACTTGTTGGCTAAGAAGGTGGAGAAGTTAACATGAAAACACTTTTTCAGCAGTATCAAGAACAGTTTTCTGACATCCAGTATTGTTGCTACTGCATGGAAGCAAAAGGTGATAAATGGCATTGCTGCCAAGAGAATCATTGGATAGAGTTTAAAGACCTAGACCTTGAGGATCAAAAAGCAATCATTGATGAAGAGTTAAACGATAATTTTTAAGGAAAAATCATGGGCGTACATAAGAAGTTAATGGAAGCAAGAATTGCACTGCAAGCGGCTCCACTCAAGAAGTCGGGTCATAACAAGTTTGCGGGGTATCAATACTTTGAGCTTGGCGACTTTCTGCCAACAATCAATCAGATCTTTTACAAGGTTGGTTTGTGTGGCGTAGTCTCCTTTGACAAAGAACTGGCTACTCTGTGTATCACAGACACAGATGACGGCTCTCAGATCGTTCTGACAAGCCCTATGGCAGAAGCCAACCTAAAGGGTTGCCATCCCATACAAAATTTGGGCGCTGTTGAGACTTACACTCGCAGGTACTTATGGGTATCAGCCATGGAGATTGTTGAGCATGATGCACTTGACTCTTCTCCCCCAGTAAAAGAAGACAAGCAAGCCCCAATCATTACACCAACTCAGGGTGCGACAGATAACATTCCTCTAGAGGAACTACAGTACTTGCAAGAGTTAGCAGTTGAATTGATTGCTACTTGTGAGCAAGGTGATCCCAAGGATGCTTGGGTTAAGTTGGAAGGTGAGAATCTAGATAGCGAACAAAAAGTAGCTCTCTGGACCCTCCTTCCCAGTAAAGTAAGAAGTGCGTTAAAGAAAGCAAAGGAAATCTAATGGACAAGCGTGACAACTCAGGGGTTCTTTTTAAGAACGACAAAAAAGAAACAGAAAAGCATCCTGATTACAAAGGAAATATCACAATCAATGGTCAAGACTATTGGCTGAGCGCATGGATCAAAGAAGGTAAAGGCGGTAAGTTCATGGGACTAGCCGTATCACCTAAAGAACAACAAGCACCCCCATCAGCAAGGTCTAAAGCAACAGGCTTTGATGAGGACATGCCATTTTAAAGTTACGGGGGAAAGCGGATGCCATGCGACTTAAATGTTGGCTTCAACGTGGACGCAGCGAGTACCCCACCTAATAGGAGTGAATGACTATGATTTCTGAAAACATTAAGCAATCCATTGAGAGATTCTTTGGCTCACAACCAAAGACGATGGTCAGGACCACAGATCCTGACACAAGCATGGTTGCCGCAAAAAAAGTTGACTCAACAAAGCTTGAGCAAATGGTTTATGAAGCGATTGCCAAGTATCCAAATGGATGTATTTCAGATGAGATACAAACACATTTTCCCAATCATGGAGTCCAAACGATAAGCCCTCGCTATGCACCATTGATCCGTAAAGGATTTATTGAGGATACTGGTGAAAGACGGGTTGGTTTATCAGGCCGTTCTCAACGTGTTTTAAAGGTGATTAAATGACTTACGCAGCAGTAGAAATGAAAATAATCCAGTGGGCAGAAGCTCGAAAGATTATCCCCAACAGCACACCAGAAGTTCAGCTTCTAAAAGCTATGTCAGAGATGGGTGAACTGGCTGATGGAACGATTAAAAATGATCGTGAAGCCATTGAAGATGCGGTAGGAGATGTGATGGTTTGCCTCATCAACTATTGCGCTCTACAGGACCTCAATCTGGTAGACTGTATGGAAGTTGCATACGACCAAATCAAGAATCGTAGGGGTATCCTTTTGCCCAACGGAGTCTTCCAGAAGGAAATTACTTAGCTAATAAGTAAAGCCCGACATTTGAGAAAGCATAACCCGCATAGACAATAGCCATGTGTGGGTTATCTTTCCATAGTTGTTCGCCAGCTATGTAGGCATAGATTGCCCCTGTGAGGATGATTAGCCAAGCACTCAAAATGCACCTACATCAATTACTTCACCACGAAACTCTATCTGATCTTCGTCAAACTTGTGTACCAGTTCAGGCCATAGTAGTCTGCCATTAAAGAAGTTCAGCACCGCAAAGCCCGATCTGTGGTTGCTTGGGTTGCCTTCAGCATAGGTAAATTGCGGCCCGTCAGTTTCAGCCAAAGTGCCTGTATCTACCCCGTATCTAGTCCCGTTGTAGTCGTCAAATGGCGTAACTTTGAGCGAGTGCAAGTGTCCAGTAACGATTGACACACCAGCGTTTACAGTGTTGTTATGAGTCGCATGGATGCCACCCTTGTACCTATGCTTGATGATGACTTCAGGGGTGGGCCATACTGACCAACAGAAATCCCACTCGGTGATGTGATCTGTCAGCTTAAATCCTTGTACATCCCTAAACTGCGGTGCATGTTGGGCAAGTCTATTGGCAAACCTAACATCGTGGTTTCCAAATGTAAACAGTAACTTTACATTGTGTCTCTCGGCTTTAGCTGTTTCCTCGATCTCGCCTAACGCACCCTGACAAGCCTTTAGTTCTTGGATAACAGAAGATTGTGGTTGGTCAGTTACATCGTGCCTCGATATAGTCGCACCATCGAACGCATCCCCGTTACATATCACTGCCACGGGCTTAAACTCTTCAATAGCCCATAAAAGCCCTTTAAAGGCGGTAGAGCGTTGACCAGGTATGAAGTGGGCATCAGAGAAAACAATCACAGTGCCATCAAGTATGCCAAGTTCTATTTGTTTTAGTGGTGAGAATGACTTGTTTCTGTTGTCGTATTTAAAACCTCGGTGGTCACTAGAGCCAAGGGTCATTTTGTAGTGTTCTTCAATCCACCTTCTGCGAGAATGAACTGCCCTTATGCTTATTCCAAGCTGTTCTGCCAATTTTGTCGCAGATTGCAGTTGACACCATAATTGTATAAATTCTGTGTCTGTGCAAGTTTCGTTATATGAACCCATTGGAATCCTTAGATATTAAGTTTTCTAGCAGATTGATGACTCTATGCTCTTGCATTTCAATCTCCTCTTGAGAGGATTTAGGGTCTTGCGCTACAGACATCAGGTCATGCAAAAAGATGTGTAGCAACTCATGCAATGCGGTCTTATCTAAGGAATCAGGTGTTATTTTCTCAGCACCAAAATCACCTAGCCGATAAGTAGCCAACCTAGCACCCTGATTAAACTCAACAGAGGCCATGGCTTGCTTTGCGGGTTTCGAGCCTCTCTCTATACGCCAATCACAAAGGCTTAAAAGTAACTGGTACTTTTTGACACTTTTGGCAAAGATTTCAGCATCTTGCTGTGAAGGTATGTTAGCCATAGGTGACAGATTAGATATTGGCTTTATGTCACCATTGTGTCTGCAACAGATTGAACGTGGGCAACTCGATTGAGCCAGCCCTTGATAAACCGAGATTGGTCTGGTTTGCGCTCCACAATACCTTTATAAAAGGCTTCCTTGGCATCGCTGAACTTCTCAACTAAATCAGTGGTTGATTTAACTGCGGCAATAGTCGCGGGACCAATAGCGCCATCAGGATTAGTACCCACGGCAGACTGCAAGGTCTTCACTGCCCTACCAACACCCGCATTTACGGCAAAGTCGTAGACCAAGTAATCAATGCCAAGGGGTAGTTCATCACCACGGATCTTGTCCCAGAAGTTAGCCTTATAAAACGACCTGACTATCTCTTTAGGGGGTGTTTCGCCCTTGTCAATCAACTCCCAACCTTCCCACTGAGGGTTTGGATTACGAGCGATACCCGCATAAGTTTGACCGCCAGAGTCGCCAACGAGTGTGGTCAGTTGATAACCACCTTCAGACTCAAGCACCAGATCACAAGATTTTTCCCAGTTTTCTTTCATTTCTTCACCCTATCGGCAATTTTTTCCATTGTGCGTCCACCAAAGTAGAAGCTCATAACTAACATACCCCATTGACCCAATAGCTCGACATAAGCACCACGGGTTTCGTAATCAAAGATGGAAGCAATGGCAAAGCCCGAATAGGCCACCAAAAGGAATACAAGGGTCATAGGGCGTATATTTTTAGACAACCAAGAGTCACTAGCCATATCAGCTTTTGTTCGCTCTGTGAGGTTGTTTTGCTCGGTCTCATAAAGCTTGGTTTCATTGGCTATCTTTGCTAATTCGCCATCTTGTGCCATTTTTGCAAGGACAATCTCTGCTTGGGCTTTGGCTTGTGGGTCAGGAATCAGCTTATCAATAAGTTTCCCACCGATATTAAGAATTGCGTCTAGTCCGATCATTTCGAGTCCTTTTTAGTGTCTTCATTCTGCATGAGTTTGATACCAGATAGGAAGCCAATCATGCCTCCGATAAGAGTAGAAAAAGCGGGTGAAATCATTTTGAATATCTCTGCGTTGTCTACTTCTTTCGCCCACAATCCAAGGATAAACGCTGCGACCATGGCCAAAACGGAGATGCACAGGGTTGTGCTGACCATTAGGGTCACATAAAGCGTTAGCTTCTCTTTGGTGTCGGGTTGTGGTGGTTTCTTGGTCATACATATATATCCAGTTTACGATTCTGAAATATCTCAAGCCTTAACTTCTCTTGTTCAGCAGTCTTTGTATAAATCTCAAAGGCTAAGTCTTGAATGGCGATCTGCATAGTCTTTTGTTCTAGCATGGTGCGCTGAAGCTCTTGTTGCTTCTCCATCTTTTTGTCAACAACGTCAGACTTATCTGGATAACCAGAAGGCTGAACCATTGGAAACAAACGAATGGAATCAATCATTTCTTTTCTCTCTCCCTAGCCCTTGCATAGTAATAAAGAACTTTAGCCCTCAACTCAGCACTATCAGCAACTCCCGCCCATGCGGAAAGGTTGTTCCAGATACCCGCTAAATCATCTGACGAACAATTATCTCCATTTGTGGTCAACCATCGAGACAGTTCCATGTGTCTCAGTGTAGGCTCACCAATCCAACTCAGCTTATAAAAGTCTAAAACGATACATGGGGACTTTGCACTTGCCCAAAAAACAAACCCAATGAGCAATAAAACTAACCATTTCACAAGTACGCCCAAAGAATGATGTAACTACAAAAAATGACAAAGCAAGTGACACAGACTGCCGCAATGAATGCAAGCAGCCAGTCTTTCATTTTATCTAGGAAGCAAGAAACGCTCAGTACCATACTCAGGCATCTGACCTAATGAATAGTTAAGCATTGGATTTGTAGTTGCCCTGTTTAGTAAGTTTGGAGCTTGCCCTTGAGAACTAGGCATCATATTGCGTTGGAACACATCACTCGTAATTCCTGATCTTACAATTGGCCTTCCCATGACAGTTCCAAGCAAACTCGCATTTCCAGAAGATGCGGCAGCAATTGCGGCAGCTCCCGCATCCAATGGACTAATACCAGGAACACCGCCAATTCTTGCAACATTTTGGAATGCTGTTGGATATGCTCCTGCGGCATTTGCCAAAGTTTGTAGTTCAGCGGGAACAATCTTTCCTTTTCTAGCAAGATTGCCCAAATCAGCCCCAGACACATTGCCAGTAGTAGCATTCAATGCTTTCTCAATGGTGTAACTTTTTGCAATATCTTGACGAGCTTGCTTAAAGTTAGTCATTACATCTGGCTGATTAAAGTTTTTCAGATTACGTTCTGCAAGATTTTCTAATTGGTTAGCGGCAAACTTTTGCGCTCTACCAAGATCTTTATCTCTAGCATTAGCAAGAGGGGATGAATTTGTTTGTGAGCTATCTCTTAGTCGTTTAATTGACTCAACCAACTCATCTCCACCAAAATTCATTTGCTTTAAATTATTTAACAAATTTAATTCTGAAGATACATCTAAAGACTTCATGCTTTGCAGTCTACCTATCTCTTTATTGAGATCTACAAAAAACTGCTTATCTGCATAGTAAGCGGGGTTTGCTCTTAAAGCATCATAGGCCAAACCTTTTTCAGCCCTAAACTGTTGCAATATTTGTGGAGTTATTTCAACATCAGGAGCAAGATTTAAAGCTTTACGTGCTTGTTCATTAATCAACAGTTGGTTTTTAACGGAGGCAACTTGTGCTGTTTGTTGCTTACCAGAGAAACCCTCTAACATCTTGTTAAGCATTGATGGATTAACTTGTGTTGGAGGCAAAGCAGCGCCAGAAGCAATAGCTTTTTCAGCAACCAACTGGGCTTGAGTTAAGTTTGTAGGACCCTTTGGAGTACTCAATGCGCTTAAAGTAGCAGTAGGGGCAGTCAACAACCCACCTACAGCCGCTTCATTTATAACTTGAGTGGGGTTAATAGTTCCTGTATTAGCTTGTTGCGCTGCGGCAGATGAAAGTGCGGCAGTACCAGCGCCAGCGCCAACATTCTGAGCCAATGCAACAGTTCTAGGTAGGGCTTTGGCAAGTGCAGTAGGAGTAGCAGAAACAATAGATTTCTGCATAGCACCAGGCAATACTAAGTTGGTAGGATCAAGAAATCCAGTGCCGATTCCACCAACGAGCAAACCTGGGCGCTCTGTAGCAACTTTATAAGTACCTTTTAGAATATCGCTAATAGATTGTGTAGGTTGTGCAACAGGTTGTGGTTTATTACGATCAATGCCAAGGTATTCATCAGAAAAACCAAGCGAACTCAAACCACCCTTAATTCCTCTAGACATCAAATCAGCCGTACCAGTAATTAACTGTCCACCAGTAGTCTTTCCACGAAAAACATCTAGTGGGTTAAAGCTTGCCGCAACATCTTGTTGGAACTGGGATTTAGGCTGAAATGCTTGCTGTCTAACGCCTTGCATTAAATCAGTGGCACGATTAGAAGTCTGTGGTCTTGTTTGCTGTACTGGTTGTACTTGTGGCGTTGTAGGAACACCAATACCAGTTACAGGAGTCCAATCCTCTCCAGATGAGGCTTGCTGAGTAGCTACTGTTGTTGTCGCTTGTGTAGCGTCTTGTGTTGGTTGTGCAATGCCAGATACTGGCTTCCAATCTTCTGGGTCTTTAGCCATACCAACCACCTTCTTTACGTAGTTTTGCGTTTCTTTAAACGGAGGAACGCCACCATACTTTTCCACATTACCTGGGCCAGCGTTATAAGCGGCAGCAACCAAGGTAGGATCTTGAAATCTGTTAGACAATTGACCTAGATATTTAACACCACCACGGATGTTATCTTTCCAATCCATCCTGTTAACACCAAGATCTTTAGCAGTAGCACCCATTAACTGCATGGGTCCATAGGCACGATCATCAAATCTTGTCTTAGGACCTATGGCGTTAAAAGAACCACCAGACTCTGCCTCAATAACATTCCTAACCAAAGAAGTGGGTACTCCTTGTAGTTCTGCTTCTTTAACAGCAAATGCAAAGATTTCGTCTTTGGTTGCCATTTTATTGACCTACTGGCATTACTGTTCCATCGGGTCTTTTGACTCCGTATTTCCCAGACTTGCCTTGCACAAGAGTAAATCCTGCGGGTAAAACTGGTGCAGATGGATTTTTACTAATTTGCTCATTCAGGAATTGTTTAAATTTTGGATGTTCAAAAATTGGTTGATTCTCTGGTGCTTTATCCCACGCTGTACCTATTTTTGCAGGATCGCCTTTGTAAGCTTCAATAAATTGATTACGGGCAATATCTTTATCAGCCAAAGCCAATTCTTGTGCGGCAAGCATACGTGTTGCAGTGGCAGGGTCTGTCAATGTTGCATAACCTCTAGCAATAACTTGTTGATCTAAGTTAGAAGCAGCACCTTTTTGTTGCGCTGTCTTTTCCAACTGAGCAGTAGCAATTGCTTGGTTCATGCGGGTTACATCAGTAATGTCTTGCTCAAAGAATTTACCAACCCCTGGGATTGCATTCATATAGCCATAAACACCCGCTTGAATACCAGTTAATTTGTTGTTGTCAATTCTTGTTGATAAATCATATAACTGTTGTGCGGCAAGCTTTCTAGGGCCAGAAGTGTCTGCGGCATCTTGGCTTGTTTTAGAAAACGCTTTATATCTAAGGTCAGCGGTTTCGGTAAGTGTTTTTTCAGATGCAGATGGTTCAGCCGCAAAACCACCCGCAGCACCACCCTTATTTGTCCCGCCCAACCTAGGAGCGCCACCTGTTGTTGGAGCTGTATTTAATCCCAAAACATCAGCCCTAGATCTAAATTCTTTTCTCTGTGTTAGTGGGTTGAACACAGATTCAGGAATACCAAAAGCTCCACCTTCTGCTTTAGCTCTTTCACGAGCGAGTAAATTTTCAATTGAACCTGTCATTGTTTGCACACCAACCAAATTACGATTCCTGTCATAGAGTGGTACTTCGCCTGGTTGTGGTTGATAGGTTATATTTTCCTCAATAGCTTGTGCATAACCTGGGGCTGAAGATACATTAAACTGTACATTTCCACCCCTAACTGTTGGGCTTGATACCAAACCTCGTTGAGCGTCATACTGAGGCAAGCCACCAGTAACATTTCTGTTTGGATCTGTTATCAATCCACCCGCTTGCACAGTAGGTTGCAAGTTCTTAAATGCCTCAGTAATGCCAGGAAGCATTTTTGTTGCATTTGGATTGGTAGACAAACGAGCCACATCTTTCATAGCGGCATTAAAGTCAATAGGTTGATTCGTAGCCTGTGCTTGAATATTCTCTTGTGGCAAGCCTAAAGATGTGGTCAAAGAGTATGGGTTTGATGCAAGTCGATCTCTTCCAAGATTGGTATTAAGAGCTTGTCTTGTCTCTTGTTGCTCATTTGGAAAATACTTCTCTTGAATACTGGCAACTTCTTTTAACAGACTTTGTTGTTGTCTTTGTTGTTGGATATTAGGAATAATGTTCTGAACAGCCTGATAACCAGACTTAATTCCTTGACCACCAAAAATACTACCTAATAGGAATTGACCAAGCGCCTCACCCCTAGCGTTTTCTTGATCTTCTTTGCTAAGGCCTTTGAGAGCCTCTTTGTTTAAAAAGAGTTCCATGATAAATCCTTATCCCAGAGAGAAGCTTGAGCCACGACCACTTGATGAGCTTTGCATACCAGAGCCACCACCAACATTGATACCCAAAGATTGGTTGATGATCTGTTGTTGCTCCAATGGCAAGTTACGCAGTGCATCTAGTTGTTGCTGAGAGAACTGCTGTTGCATACCGCCTTGTTGGGCAAGTTGTTGAGCGCCTTGGAAGCCCATTGTTTGACCTTGAGCGCCAATATTAGCAAGCGTACTAGCCGCAGTAGTACGCTGTGCATTTGCTTGTAAGCCCGCGCCTTGGTTTGCCAACCTAGCTTCCATTTGACGTCTCAAATCAGCTTCAGCGCCCGCTTGAGCGGATCTAAAGGCTTCAGCATTCTGTGTGCCAACAAACCTTAGTGCATTCTCATCATAAGCACGATTTGTTTCTGCTTCTGCAACACCTTGACGAGATCCACCAAAAGCCTTGGCAGCAGTAGCGCCAGCGGCTGTTCTTGTCTGTTCTATTTGTCTAGAACGATTAATATCTCTTAAACCTTGCTCTGTAACATTTTGTGTATATGGGTTCATATACGCACCAATATCTTGGCCCAATAAAGAACCCGCACGAACTCGCTCTGGTTGATATCCACCCGCTCTTTCTGCAATATTGGCGGCTGTACCAACCTGTTGCATTTGTCGGCTATTGGGATCGGCAAATTGACGGGTTTGCTCAAAAGACTCATATTGGTCAGGAGTAAATCCCGCAAACTCTCTAGCGCCCAATCTTTCCGCAACACCAGTAGCACGATCTGTGTTTTGCAGAAACTTATCCCTCATCGCAGGGTCAAGCTGTGATGATGATGTATTGGTTGTTTTTGATCGACTCATCTTATATCTCCGTACTCAAATAAACGTGTGTTTGCAATTTATAGATCTTGTCCATAACCTTTTCCCAACCCTTGCGTCCCGTCATTGCTAACTGAACGCAACCTTCTTTTTTCCCATGCTCTTCAATGAAAGGAAGTATTCTGATAACTTCGTTCATATCCCCTGCCGCTAGGAATACATGGATTATTTTCTTCTGGGGATAGTTGACTATTTCGGTGACGAGGGCGGTGTTAACACCAGGCCAAAATTGCATTTCATCTTTATTGAGGGCCATTGCGACATCCTCAAGACTATGCGTTCCGTCACCATATTCTAGCGCATTTAATAATAATTGCTCACTTTCCAGAAAATAAGGAACCCACCATTTAGGTTCCCCATTCTCAGTAAAACTACTGCAATCTATCATCTCATGCTTCCAGCTTTCCCATCAAATCTAATCACACCTACTCGCCAATCAGTTAAGGCATTGCCCTGAATCTTTACCGCTATCTGTCTACCAGTTAAACGAACTGAAGTGGGAGAAGATAGGGTGTAAGGACCATAGCTATATTTGGTTGTATTTGGGTAGAACTTGGTACTGAAACTGGCGGTTACATCACCCGCAGTCTTTTCATCAGGAATCAATCCTGTAAGACTCATTACCCTGTCTCCATTACCTAACTCAACTGGTCCAGACTCAGCAAAAAGTGTCTGAGAATCATAGTTATTGCCTACTTCATGTTCGTAGACATAGCCATCAGCATCCACCAAAATAGGGTTGCTAAAGATACCCTTATCAGTACCACACGTACGTATTAACGTACCAATAGCCCAATGGCCTTCACGATAGTTATAGGTGACGTAGGAGTCATTTTCATTACTTGAAAGACTTGGGTAATACCACCAGATCTCACCATAAGCTGAGTTATGGACGCAGTAGATCTTAGAGGCTTGAGTGGTGTTCAGGTTGCTATAGACGTAATCTGATACATCAGAAGGCAAAGGCTTAACAAAACCATCAAAGATCCAGAAGCCTGATCCCGCCATCCAGATACAGGCATTGTCGGTAGCGGCTACTGATTGTTTAGAGATAACTCCACAACCAGTGCCAACACGCTCAAAACTGTAAATATAAGGAGGGCCAATATATGTTGCAGTGTGGACATCCACATCTGTGAACAGAATAGTAGTTCCACGGATTCGTTTGGCACATTGTAAAGATCCTACAGTAGTTAGTTCAAAGTCACCCGCTTGGTTTGTAGCCAAAGGAGTCCAAACAGTATTATTCTCTTGGTCACACCACTGTACTTTACGTGGATTACCACCCGCACCCAAGGCAAATACAAAGCGTTCCTGAGTGACAACAAGACCTGTATTTCCTGTAGGAGCATTTGTTAGAGCGGCAGCGTCTAGCGCGGGGTCTAATTGCCATTCAACTAATTTCCCATCCTTAGATGAGCAACCAACCAAATACTCACCCCATGTGTCTAAAGACCATGTAGTAGCGGGAGTAACAGATCCTAAGTCTGGTCTAGCAACACCATAGGCAAAACTGCCATAAGTGCTATAGCCATAACCAATCTTTTGTACGGCATCAGCATCACCAACAGTAAATGTGGCGGGGGTAATGTCAGTTAATGTATTACTTTCGCTCAATACATATAACTTTGAATGAGTGCCAATGGCAATCCTTCGGTTGTTAGAGTTGTCGCGCCAGTTAATCAAACCCCTAGCTTTTCCTGACAATTGGGCAGTTGTGCGCTTTCTCCATCCACCGACAGGACGAATAGTTCCCTCAAACCAACGAACTAGATTGGAGTTGTTCCAACGCCCTTTAGATTGATACTCAGTACCATTCTTGAAGACACCTGGTGGAATTTGCAGTGGAATGTAGGCCATACTTTGTCAATCAGGTAGGTTTGAAACAAAGGTCATTGTAACAATTAATGATGCCGTAGAGGGTCTTGTAGGGCTTGTCTGAGCGTCAAAGTGCTGAAGTGAAATAGAAGTGGAGGTTGCAGACCAATAAAGCTCTACATAATCGTTTTGAGCCAACTGTAGAAAGTAATTCCAACCAACAATTGTGCGTCCATCTACCCCACCATGACTGTTTGGCACAGAAATTAATCCTGTAGAACCAGTTAAGTTAGTGCCATTTACACGCAACCAAACACTCGTATCATGTATTTGTGTATCAGTGTTAACAAATTGACCAGACCATTGCAAGTTATACAAACCTGCATTAGTTACATTGATTCTTGAACTATTGCTTGTAGTTACACCATTAGAGAAATCTGTGGTGTTTAACGTCATCGCATAAGCAGTAGTAGTAGACGCAATAGATTGGTCTACAAGGCTTTGAAAAGCACCAAATGGAAAGTTAATGTACTTTCCACCCATGATAGAAGTGATGGATTGGATAGCATTGACCAACTTAATGAAGAATGTCCTCAATGCACCATTGTTTTGGTTTTGTACTTCTTGAGAGTAAGCAACAGCAGAAGTTCCCAAACTAGGAACTGGTGGCATATCAAGTTGTTGCTTCCCAGACATTACTTCTTAATCCATGTTTGCCAGATAGCACCCGCTGCCATAATCAATCCACCAACCCACAGAATAGGTTTAGCGGCAGAGGCCACCCAACCAAGCACCTTAAAAGCCCCATCCAACGCGTGTATAGCCTCTACAAGACCTTTAGTGTTCGTGTCTATAGTATCTACCTTAGTTTCGACTGCAAGCAGTCTTTCGTAGATCTGTGAATGGGTGACTTCTTCCATGACTTCACTCCGCTGGTGCTTCTTTAGGCATCTGCGCGTCAGCCTGTTCTTTGATCTTTACAAGTAAAGGCCAAACTCCACTAGACGATGGGAGATTACCCAATGCCTGTAGAACAAAGTTGATTTCGTTTATTTCTAATTCAAGTTTCATACTGATGCCGCACGAATAGCTGTTAGGTCTTGTGTTGTCCAGAAGTCTTTAGCCAACATTAAAACCAAGTGTTCTTTGTTACGAGCCAAGCAGTCTGCCCAATCTTCAGCAGTCATCTTTTCTGGCTTACCACCATTGATAAGGTTAACGCTGTCCAAACAAGCTGAGTAGTGCTGTGCAATTTGCTCTGGGGTTTGTGTTTCAATAGTCATGATTTTCCTTTTAAGGTTGCAAGTTCTGCTTTCAGTTGTTCAACTTGAGCGGTGAGAGTTTTAATTGCTGACACAAAGTATGGGTCAAGATTGCATTGGATACCATAGACTTCATCTTCACCAATTATGGCTTTTTCTTCTGTTGAAGCAGCATGTTTAATTACTTGCGTTGGCAAAACAGTCATGTATTGTTGGGCTTTAAAACCAACTTCATGTTTGCCCGTGACAATGTAATCAAACTCGGTAGGCTCAAGAGCATTAATGATTTCCAAACCATTTATTACAGGCACAAAGTTTTGTTTGATACGCTCGTCAGATGTGGTTGACCATGAAGAAGTATTTGCTGCGTTATAGACTCCCGCAGAACCCCCATAAAAGCCGTAGTTTGTGCCTTTACCCTGCAAGTTATACCCAACTATTGTTTCACCAACACTGCTTCCGCTGGCGGGGCTTGCATAAGCACCTATCATAGTATGTCCGTCTGTTGTGGTTACACCTGCGTAATAACTTCCAGCATATCTACCAACAAAAGTATTAAGCGTTCCAGTAGTTAAGTTACTACCAGCCAAAGAACCAACAGCAGTATTAGCACTGCCTGTAGTGTTTGCTGTAAGCGCCCTATCGCCTGTTGCTGTATTATTTGAACCAGTTGTATTTGCATACCCTGCTTCGTGACCAACAAACACAGGTTGAGCACCTGTTGTATTACTATAACCCGCTTTATTACCAACAAAAGTTACAGCATTACCAGTTGTATTGCTATAACCAGCCGTATAACCTAAAGCAGTATTGCCAGATGCTGTGGTGTTGGCATTAAGAGCATTTGCTCCAACGGCTAAGTTGTTAGAACCCGTTGTGTTGCTTTGTAATGCTTCTTGCCCAAAACCAGAGTTGTAAGAACCAGTAGTAACTCCATAAAGTGCATAAGAGCCAACACCTACGTTTTGACTTCCTGTTGTTGTACCAGAATACAAAGAACGAAAACCAACCCCAATGTTGTTTATTCCAGTAGTGTTGGCATATCCAGATTGCGTTCCAAAAAATACGTTTTGATTACCAGTCGTATTGCTATATCCAGCCTGATAACCTACAGCAGTGTTGTTAGATGCTGTGGTGTTGGAGTAGAGGGATTCAGCTCCCAGACTTGTATTGTATGAACCTGTTGTGTTTGCGTTTAAAGCAGTAGGGCCAACTCCAGTATTGTATGCACCTGATGTATTGTTTTGCATTACCCTCCAACCCACACCAGTGTTGTATGAACCTGTTGTGTTTAAAGTAAGGGCTTCAGAACCAACGGCAACAATACGTTCACCAGTTGTAGTTGATAACAATGCATTATGACCAAAAGCAGCACTTCTTGAACCAGTAGTATTGGCCGCCAAAGCACTAGCACCCACCGCAGTATTGGTAGACAAAGCACCTAAACCACGGCCTACTGTTAGACCTTGAATAGTCGCGCCATCAGTAGTAATTAGTTTCTTACCAGAGCCAACATTTAAACCAACAGAAGTACCAGTGCCATCTGCTTTAAAGATCGCATCTAAGCTATCTAAGTCTGTATTAATCTTAGTACCCCAAGAGTCAGTACTAGCTCCTACTTCTGGTTTAGTAAGTCCTAGGTTGGTTGTGGTTGTATCTGCCATTTTTTCACCTCTATGCGGCTATTTGCCAAGATTCACTATTATCTGAAATTGTTGTCCAACTTTCATTGGTATCACTAATATCAGTCCAAGATTCTGATGTGTCGCCTTCAGGCAACCACTTCTTATTACCCGCAACAGTCATGCTAGATGCAGATGAATAAACTAAAGCACCAAACTGTACTCTGCGTCCATTTATCACAACGGCAGAGGTTTCAACCAAAGGCAATATTGCATTGGCAATAACCTGAGATCCAACTGTCATTGTTGCGGCATCAGCAACACTCATTTGTGCAAATGCAACCCTAACTCCGTTGACAACCAGAATACTTGCATCATTAGCCGCAAGCGCACCAATTGCCACCCTTCTAGCCGCTACTGCAACAGTGCTTGAGCTAGAAATTGCTTCTGCACCAAGTGCTACCCGTCTAGCGGATATAGCAACAGAACTGGCACTAGATATAGCTTCCGCACCAATTGCCACCCTTGTGGCGGCTACAGTAGCAGAGCTAGAGGAACTTATTGCAAAGCCAGAAAGTCTTACAGTTCTAGCGGCAACAACAACAGTACTTGCGTCTGAGACTGCAAAAGAACCTACAAGAATTGCCCTAGCCGACACAGCCATGGTACTGGCATCGGTGACGGCTAAAGCTCCAAGGCTTACGCCATAGGAGTAATTGCCTCCACCATAATAGCCAGAACCATAGGCAGCCATGTTATGTCAAAGTGATAGTCAAGCTAGTTGCGGGAATGCGGAACACATCGCCATCGTTAATAACACGTGATGTGGTCAAAGGAGCCCAAGCAAGTAAGTTTCCACCAGTACTTGCATCAAAGACACCCGCCCAACCAATTGTTCCCCAATTACCACCAGAGGCGGCAGCGAACTCAATGGCGGCAGCGTTGCTGAAGGTTGTAGCAGTACCTGAACCAGAGATAGTTCCAGTTACCACACGGGCGTATGCGTTTCCAGTTACTTCTGTACCACCACCTGTATCACTAGGTGCGGCAGTAAACAAACCTACATACCAAGCGGTTGGGCGTGTTGCCGAACCAGTTGTAAACAAATAGGTCAGTACGAGATTTTCTGTGTAATCGCTGAATGATGACATTTTTTATCCTAAAGAACGGGCGCGAACAACAGGAGTTGAGGAAACAGATGCCCTTTCGTCTGCAACCTCAATATCGCTTAATGAACTTGTGTATAGTTGTCCCCATGTACCTAGACGCTCATCGTCTTTTAAGTATGGAGTTGCTTCAATTAAAGCACCATACAAGTACAAGTCTGGGGCGTATGCCAATAGCCAGTTGCTTGTGTTTGAATCACTCAGCGGAGTAATCTTAGCATAATATTTAAGCTCACCAGTGTATGTCGCATCTGGGGCGGGAATCACCTCAATCTGGGTTCCAGATATTGAGTAGTAAGCGGGTTTTCCAACAGAAAAGTAGTTTTCAGCCTTTAGCTTATCAGCATAAGCATCAGTCGCAAACTCAAGTACTGTGATTGGATTGGTGTTTAAAATGAACTCTTTGGCCTGTAGCCAATCAGCGGGGTATGCAAAATACTGCGTATCAATGCTTGCAGTAGCCCTTTTAACCATTTGGCGGGTACGCAACTTACGATTGAATTTGGCTTCTGCCAAGGTAATAAAGCTAGGAATAATAGCAGTCAGATCATCCCGATTGAGATAATCAGCTATCGTTGTCTTTAACCCCGCAAAAGTATCAAGTGCCATTTTCTACATCCCTACACGCTAGTGTATGCTCATGTTTGAACTCAAATGTCCCAATATGGAAGATCTGTTTTGAGAGATCCTGATCCACGTATGTTTTGTGCCCATTTTGGGCGGCTCTACGGCAAAACCAGACATCTTCACCAATGTAGTCTTCCGCAGCGGGAACCCAAGGGATAGCAAACCAAGGATATTCCATAGACTTGTAGACTTCGGATTTAACAAGCATTACACCCATTCCGCAGTAGTCTACTTCAACAAGTCCTGTTGAATCGTCCTCAGTATATACCCGATTGATAAATGTTGCATCCATATCTGGGGTATTTCTTTTCACCGCAATAGGCTCGGTAGGGAATCTACGCTTGGCATAGTTTCCACAGACAATGCCTGTATCATGTTTTAGTAAGCGTAGGATTGAATCCTTTGGAAACCGCATATCACTGTCCAACCAGAGAGTATGGGTGCATTCTGCCGCTATAGCATCCCTAGCCAGATCCTGACGCTGTGCTGACAATAATGTGCCAGAGCTAGTGTAGATCACTACTTTATGGTTTGATGTACCTACAGTAAATCCAACCAATCTGGCTAAATCAAAAGCAAATCCAGAGTTAACAAAATCCCGTGTTGGAACCAAAATCCCAATGGTCTTACTATCCATTAAACTTCTCCAGGTCTTGTGCGAAATGCACGATTTTCAGGGTCATTTAACCAACGCTTCATATAAGCTTGGTCATCAAGTTTGCCTTCGGCTTTCATTTGGTAAAATAGTGCCATAGGAATGGATGCAACATGGTGCATATCACCCTTCCAATTAGCCTTTTCATCAAACGAATTAAATCGTTCTTTGTTTGCTTCTACTACATTTGTAGCATCAATAATTGTCTGAATGGTTGCCTCATCTTTATCAGCATCGTAATGCCAAAGTTTTTGAGTCCCCATCTCTAGGTTTGTATCAAATATTTTTGTAGTCATAAAAAAAAGGGTGGGTTATTAGCCCACCCCTTTGTCTTCAGATTAAGTCTGAATTGTAGAGTTCAGGTCATAGACAGCGCCATGAGCTTTCTCATTCTTAACTTTCAAGCCCCACTCACACAAGAGCATACGCTTCTCGGCATCACCTGTCTTAGCCAGTTCAACTGTCTGGAAGGGACGCAGATAAGCAACTGATGCGTACTCAGGATCAAGCACAAAAACATCACGCTCACGTTGGAAGCGGTTAGCAACAATGCT